CCTGTTTATCTGCTTGAACCAAATTCGTACTAAGATTGGAGTTATGTATGGCGATCCTACTACTACACCCGGCGGTAAGGCAATCCCTTTTCACTCATCTGTACGAATCAAACTGGGAGCAGGCCAACAGATCACAAATAAGAACAAGGAAGTCATCGGCATCCACGTTCGTGCTAAGACTATTAAGAATAAGGTAGCTCCTCCGTTTCGAGAATGTAATTTTGAGATCCATTTTGGTAAGGGTATCGTGGAGCATGAGCAGGTTTTTGATGAGCTGAGAAAACACGGTGCCGAGATTATTGATGGAAAAGAGATCTGCGTGAAAGGAACCAGCGCATGGAAAAATCTTACTGTGACCAATACAAAGACAGGCGAGATAGAGATTGAAAAGAAATTTTATAAGGCTGATTTTGGAGATGTATGGAAAGACCCAGAGTACAGACCATACGTCGATTCTCTTCTTAGCGCGTGCATGATTAGAAAAATGTCTGATGATGAACATGCAACTCTTGACACAGAGTCTTATGAAGAAGTCAGGGCAGCTGCGATGGAGATTAATTTGGAAGACCTTCCGGACCTGAACGATTGATGAAAGATCGACCAATTTTACTGATCGATGGATTAAATTGCTTTTATAGACATTTCGTAGCAAATCCATCCATGGGGGAAAATGGCAACCCTGTTGGTGGCATCGTAGGTTTCCTAAAAGGAATTCAGCTTTTAACAGAGCGTTATTCTCCAGACTCAGTCATAGTTGTATGGGAGGGCGGTGGCTCACCTCGAAGAAGATCTATTGACCCGAATTATAAGGGTGGCCGCAGACCTGAAAAGCTAAATCGATTCTATTCAGGGGATTTACCTGATACAGTTTCAAATAGGAATGAACAAATTTCAAAGCTTGTGAGTCTTATAAGGAAGACAGCAATTCCACAGATCTATATTTCAGATTGCGAAGCAGATGATGTTATCGCTCGTCTCTGTAATGTTGTGCTTAAAGATCAAAGATGTGTTATCATTTCGACGGATAAAGATTTTTATCAATTAATCGATGAGAGGATTAGCACTTGGTCTCCAGGTAGCAAGAGAGAGTGGACGGTTGACCAAGTGCTGCAAGAATTTAGAATACATCCTGTAAATTTTTGTTTAGCAAGATGCTTTGTTGGTGACGGGTCTGACGGGCTAAAAGGTGTCCCTGGAGCTGGGTTTAGGAGTCTTGCAAAGAGGTTCCCTCGTTTAGGAAGTGAAGAATCTCTGACTGTTTCCGACATACTTACAGAATGTGAAGATCTTCGGAAACAAAAGCGTCTGAAGCTCTATGATAGCATCATAGATCACGAAGATACTGTCAACAAAAATTGGAAGCTTATGTATTTGGGGCATGGAAACGTATCAGGAGCTCAGGCTAAGAAAATAGACGAAGCACTTGAAACGTCCAGCTCAAAGAGAGATAAGCTTGGGTTTATTCGTTCCCTCCGAACATTGGGAATAAAAAATTTCGATTATGATAAATTGTTCATGACCTTACGAACATTGGGGTAAAAAATAATGAGCGCACTCGCTAACAACAACATTTTGAGTGAAATTCCAGGCGGCCAGTTTCGCCAATATAACAAGTCTTTTCAAGAAAAGATTCTCCAGGGTCTGTTAACAGACCACCAATGGGCCGCTCAAATGGTTGAAGTTATGAGGCCAGATTTTTTTGAGCTCAGATACCTTGAGTATCTTTGTGACAAATATTTCAGCTATTTTACTGAGTATAGATGCTTTCCAACGCAAGCTTTACTGATCAGTATTATTAAGGATGGCCTGAGCGAAGACGGCGATGTCTTGCTTCGTGATCAGATAGTAAGCTACTTGATAAGAGCGAAAGAGAATCCTCATCCAGGCGATATCGCTTATGTAAAAGAAAAGTCGCTTGACTTCTGTAAGAGACAAGCTTTCAAGGAAGCTTTAGAAAAGTCTGTTGAGTTGATATCAACAGATAATTTTGAGTCTGTTATTACTCTTATGAAGAATGCTGTTTCGATTGGGCTTGCGAACACTGTCGGTCATGACTTCTTTGAAGATATGGAGGCTCGTTTCGTAGTCGCGAATCGCTGCGTCTGTCCCACTGGAATACCTGAATTGGATGCAAAAGATGTCTTGGCTGGCGGATTAGGTAGGGGAGAGATTGGTGTTATTACTGCCAACACCGGCGTCGGAAAATCCCACTTCTTAGTACAAATGGGTGCCAATGCAATGCGGTATGGAAAGAATGTGCTGCACTACACATTCGAGCTGACTGAACAAGCAGTAGGAATTAGATATGACTCAAACCTCTGCGGTATCTCATCATCAGATGTTGTGGAAAATAAGGAGCAGGTAAAGAAGTTTTACGAAGGCAATGAAGATCTTGGAAGGCTTATCATCAAAGAGTATCCAACGGGTTATCCTTCGGTTACAACGATTAGAAACCATATAGAGAAGCTTGCTCTTAGAGGGTTTAAGCCGAGTGTTTTGGTGATTGACTATGCCGATATCATGCGCTCCACTCGCTCTTACGATTCTCTAAGACATGAGCTTAAATTGATTTATGAGGAGCTTAGAAACCTTGCGATGGAATTACGGATACCAATTTGGACTGCTTCGCAAGCAAACCGTGATTCCGCGAACTCTGATATTGTTGGTCTTGAAAACATGTCAGAAGCCTATGGAAAGGCCATGGTCGCTGATCTAGTGGTATCAATATCTCGAAAGCCCACAGAGAAAGCAACCGGTGCCGGCCGGCTTTTCATCGCAAAGAACCGCGCAGGAAAAGATGGGATTCTTTTTCCTATTCACATTGACACAGCGCGCTCTACTATTAAGGTACTTGATGCCGAGGTATCTACTTTGACAGAAGCGATAAGGGATGACAAACAAGAAACAAAAGCTCTAATCAAAAAGAAGTGGGCTGAATTAAAGCGTGTCTAAGTAGCATTAGATATAGAGGGAAAAATGACTTTTGATTATCAGGAAGCGTTTGCGAATTCGTTAGAGTATTTTTCTGGCGATGAATTGGCGGCCAATGTAGTCACGACAAAATATCTTTTAGCTGGAAACGATGGTACCTACCTTGAGTCTTCACCTGATGATATGCATAAGAGGATAGCAAAAGAGCTCCATAGAGCAGAGTCTTGCTACCCCAACCCATTGTCATATGAAGAGATATACAGTCTATTAAAAGATTTTCGGTACGTTATACCTCAGGGGTCCCCAATGTCGGGGATCGGTAATGAGCAGAGAATTCAGAGTCTATCTAATTGTTTTGTTATACCAGCGCCCGAAGACAGCTATGGCGGTATATTAAAAACCGATCAAGAGCTAGTTCAGATAGCCAAACGCCGCGGTGGTGTGGGCTTTGATTTAAGCACCATTCGTCCGAAAGGATTGCCCACTGCAAATGCTGCCCGTACTACGGACGGCGTTGAAGTTTTCATGGACAGATTTTCCAATTCATGCAGAGAAGTAGCTCAAGGTGGCCGCCGCGGTGCGCTCATGCTAACGATATCTGTCCATCACCCACAGATCCGAGACTTCATAAAAATTAAGCGAGACTTGGCAAGAGTAACCGGTGCAAATATATCTGTCCGGGTTTCTGATGAGTTTATGAATGCAGTAAAGGAAGGGTCTGATGTCGAATTACGCTGGCCCATCGATTCCCAAGACCCAAAGATTAGCGAGCATACTGATGCGCGTTCCATTTGGCATGAGATAATTGAAGGTGCTCACGCAGCAGCTGAACCCGGTGTGCTGTTTTGGGACACAGCAAAGTCTTACACGCCTGCAGACATTTATACAGATGAAGGGTTTGGCTCTGTCTCTACTAACCCATGCGGAGAGATTATTTTGTCCCCGCATGATAGCTGTCGCCTAATGCTCCTCAACCTAACGAGCTTCGTACACGATGCGTGGGAAAAAGATGCTTCATTTGATTTTGAGAAATTTGCTGAGGTCACCTATAAAGCCCAGCGGCTGATGGACGATATGGTCGATCTTGAAATAGAGCAGATCGATAAGATCATAAAGAAGATTGAGGAAGACCCTGAGTCAAGAGCCGTAAAGAAGATTGAGCTTGATCTTTGGGGCAATATAAAAACTCAAGCGATCAGGGGGAGACGTACAGGTCTAGGTATAACTGGATTGGGCGACACTCTTGCGATGCTTGGGGTATGCTATGGGTCGGATGAAAGCGTCGATTGGACCGGAAAAATTTATAAAGCGCTCGCAGTAAACGCTTATCGTTCTTCAATCATGATGGCAAAAGAACGTGGCGCTTTTGAAGTTTTTGACGCAAAGAAAGAAGAGGGTCACCCGTTTTTACAGAGAATATGGGATGCTGATGATGAACTACTGGCGATGAACAAAAAGTACGGTAGAAGAAATATCGCATTAACCACGACAGCTCCTGCGGGCTCTGTTTCTGTTTTGACACAAACAACATCTGGAATTGAGCCTGCTTTTATGCTCCACTACACTCGTAGAAAAAAGCTGACAGCTCAGGATGAGGAAGCTCGCGTAGACTTTGTTGACGATAGCGGCGATAAGTGGCAAGAGTACACCGTCTATCACCACGGCTTCAAGCAGTGGCTTGACTCTACTGGCTCGGATTGTGAATGGGATGCTGACGATCTGTCAGTTGCTGTTTCACATAGCCCATACGCCGGCGCCACCGCCAATGAGATTGACTGGGTCGCAAAAGTTAAGATGCAGGCAGCAGCTCAAGAGTGGGTTTGTCATGCAATATCAAACACAACAAATTTACCAGCCGACACAGATGTAGAGACAGTAAAGCAAGTTTATATGACTGGGTGGGAGCTCGGTTGTAAAGGCGTGACTGTCTATAGAGACGGAAGTCGAGCGGGTGTGCTTGTTTCTTCTGATGAAAAGAATCAAGACCCTCGAGAGTCAGGCGAGATTATAACGAGATCAGCACCAAAGCGCCCAGAGGAAATGACCTGTGATATTCATCAAGCTAATATTAAGGGAGAGGCGTGGACGATCCTTGTTGGACTGATGGGGGGGAAACCTTATGAAGTTATAGGCGGCCTGTCTGAGTACGTTGAGATCCCAAGAAAGTATACTTCTGGAAAGATTCGTCGTAGATCTCGGAAGTCGGTTAATTCAAAGTATGATCTAATCGTAGGCACCAATGGCGACGAATTTGTAATAAAAGACATCGTTAAGGTGTTCGACAACCCCAACCATTCAGCATTTACCAGAACGATATCGCTGGCATTACGCCATGGTGTTCCCGTTCAGTATATGGTGGAGCAACTGCAGAAAGATAAAGATGCAGACCTATTTAGTTTTGCAAAGGTGACCGCACGGTGTCTTAAAAAGTACATCGCCGACGGTACCAAAGCAAGCAATGGAGTGTTTGATACTGCCTGTTGCGATAGCCCAAATATAGTATATCAAGAGGGCTGTGCAACCTGCAAGAATTGCGGTATGGCAAAGTGTGGATAATTTATAGGAGATGAAATGCACTGGACATCTGAGATAGACCCGAAAATAAAAGAAATAGAATTACGAAAGCAGCCGATGATGATTCGAGTCAACAAGTTTGACGAAGATTCAGCAAAGAAATTTGCGCTAGAAATAGGCCAGGCTCATAACACTGGACAAAAAGTGATTCCAGTTATAATCGATTCTTATGGCGGTCAAGTATATAGTTTGATGAGTATGATAAGCGCGATTAAGCATGCTGAGATTCCTGTAGCAACTATCGTAGAAGGTAAAGCAATGTCATGCGGTGCAGTATTGTTTTCATTCGGCGATGAAGGGTATCGGTTTATGGACCCCGATGCGACAGTAATGATTCATGACGTTAGCTCTATGGAATGGGGTAAGGTTGAAGAGATGAAGGCCGGCGCAGCAGAAGCTGACAGGTTGAACACAATAATCTATACTATGATGGCTCAAAACTGTGGCAAGAAAGATGATTACTTCATGAAGATCGTAGATAAAAAGAAGCACGCTGACTGGTTTCTCGATGCAGCAGAAACAAAGAAGCACAATATGGCTAACCATCTTCGTGTCCCAAAGTTGTCTATAAAGGTAGCTGTTGACATAGATTTCGAATAGGCACGCCGATGGCAATCGATAAAATATTCTACAATAAAAGCTCTGCTGATTCTCTTGGCTGGACGCCCGAGTGGTTTGGTGTAAAATATCACGATGAAAAACTTGTGAGCGCAATTCGAAAGTGGCAAAAGGCGAAAAGACTGACAGCCGACGGTCTTTGCGGTCCTTCAACATACCGACGTATATGGACAGAGCGAGATTCAGAGATAAGTGATTATATCAATAAGTGCCCCAAAGATAGGGACGATAGTTTTATTATCTGTAATGGGCACCCAACGGAAATTAATTGGCCAAGGGTAATTTTGTGGGATGAAGCTGATGGGTTCAGGGCTGATGGTGGAAACTATTACGATTACTCAGGGAAGAAAGACCGTGAAGTAAAGATGTTCGTCAACCATTGGGACGTTTGCCTTAGCTCAGAGTCTTGTGCAAAAGTGCTAAATAAGCGCGGGATATCTGTGCATTTTTTAATCGATAACGATGGCACAATATACCAGATGCTTGATACTCAACATGGCGCTTGGCATGCCGGTTCAGTGAACAGTTGCTCTATCGGTGTTGAAATTGCTAATGCATATTACACGAAGTACCAGTCTTGGTACGTCAAGAATGGTTTCGGGGAACGTCCTGTGGTAGAGAATGCCGAGTGTCATGGTAAGAAAATGGATCCATTTCTTGGATTTTATCCAGTACAACTTGAAGCATTAAAGGCGCTATGGCTAGCTATTCATGAGCGTTACGATGTGCCGCTTGATGCCCCTGAGTCTGGTGATGACAATTTCATGACGAGTAGAAAATACGAAGCAGACGTTGATCGAAAAAGATTCAGCGGGTTTGTTAGTCATTACCATCAAAGCAAACGAAAGATTGATTGTGCGAATTTAGATATCGTAAGAATGCTCAAAGAGCTTAAGGAGAATTAAATGCTAGTTCATTTGGATTACATTTGGGTCGATGGCTTCGAAACCCCTTCCATTAGGTCGAAAACTAAAACGACTGTGCTGCAAGCTGACGAGAATGGTGAGGTGCAGCTAGACATTCCAGAGTGGAATTTTGATGGCTCATCCACCGGACAGGCCGATACAGACGACTCTGAAAGAATTCTTAAACCACAAACGATGTATCAGATCGCAGACAATCATTATGTCACGCTATGTGAGGTGTGCCTCCCGGATGAAGATAGAACACCCCACTCCTCGAACCATCGAGCAAAATTAAGGGAAGCAGTCAAGGACACCGAGGGTACAAAAGAAATGTGGGTTGGTTTTGAGCAAGAGTATTTTATAACATCAGCTGGTAAGAATGTTTTTTGGCCCGACTCTGGAGAGCCAGTTAAAGACTCTAGATATTACTGCTCTTCAGGCGGAAGCGTTAAGTTTAGAAAGATGGTTAGAGAACACGCTTCATTCTGCAATCAAGTGGGTATCAGAATTGTGGGGTATAATGCAGAAGTTTCCCCAGGGCAATGGGAGTATCAGTGTTTTGCTGAAAATCCGATAACTGCAGCAGACTCTTTATGGGTAAGCCGGTATATCTTGGAGTTAATGACTGAAGATCTTGACCTCGGTGTAGACTGGCATCCTAAGCCTCATCCTGGATGGAACGGATCGGGTTGCCATACTAATTTTTCTACAAAAAAGATGAGAGAAGAAGGCGGCGAAGAAGAGTTTCAGCGTATCATATCCAATATGGAAGCTCGCCATAATCAATCAATCTTAGAATACGGCGAGGATAACGCGCTTCGATTGACAGGCGGGTTTGAGACAGCCTCGTTAAAACAATTCTCATACGGTGTTGCTTCACGTGACACTAGCGTAAGGATACCGAACAGTGTTGTAGAGCAAGAGTGGAAGGGACACCTTGAGGATCGCCGTCCATCTTCAGGGTGTGATCCCTATAGGGTAGCTTTACAA